AGCAGTGCATAGACAGGGACCCGCGGCTGGACCGCTAACTCTGGCATTGACCGCCAGTGGCAAATGTGCGCCCTGGTTTCGCAGGGGCGGCTTTCATGTCACGTCATGTGTGGGTATCCCAGGGACCAGTCCTCCGACTGGTTTGTCAACTGACCCCCTAGGCACTAGCAAAGGGGGCTCCCAACCTGCACGGTCTCACGACCGCCGGCCATCGACCGACTTCCCGTATACATCTTCTCCCTAAGACAGTTGCCCTCCCATTTCTCAATGGGGATTCCCAGAACGGGTTTCCGCTATCGCAGAATGTCAGCCGTTCTTACGGAGCAGAGAATGCCCGAAGAGTCGATTGCTCGAGTCACGGTTCTACTGGCCACAATCAGTAACACTTCCACCTCCCAGGTATCACACCCGCCTCCCGCACTCAACAAAGCCCATTGGGATAGTTGATCACACCGCCAATATTGACGGAGGCCAACAGGCACTGGGGGGGACCGACCGCGATTCGGTGACGCGGTCTGGAGGTAAACCTCCTTTTCGTGATGAGACGCGGGTGATCGTCCCACCACTCATCTTTGTCCGACGGGATGAGAACCTCAGGGTGGCTCTCTCGGACAAAGGAAAGAACCTCCGAAGGCCAAAGGAAGGCCCATTCCGGTTCCTGAACCAGAATGTACGGATCCTTGAAAGGAACCGATTCGAAGGCGGCGTGATGACGCCTGAGGAGGTCACGGCGAATAACCCTTTCCAAGGGAGCCGCAGCGACACCTCGCCACTTCTTAACGAAGAAGCGGCGAGAAACCTCCTCTGCGCGTTCTATGTGGGGGTAGAACGCTGGGTCAGGAACAGGGCCAATCGTCGTCGGGTAGCAACGATCTTCACCCGTCTGCTTGCATGGTAGGGGACCACGCTGCAAAGCCTTTCGAAACCAAAGTTTCTTAAGGAGCCCTGTCAAGACCCAGTTAGGGATGTCAAGAGAAATCTCTCGATGGGAAATCTCTTGCCTCATGACAACATTGACCACGTACCAAAATACGCGGTGAGACAATGTTGCACATCCCTTCACAACCTCACTGAGGAGGTTGCCAGGAAGGTTCGTGCGACGAAGAAAAGAAAGAACCGGCTTTCCCACAAAGCGATTCTTCCTCGTATCATAGGAGCGAGAGTTAAGCTCAAGCCACCTACGAGAAAAACCAGTCTTCTCTTCGTTTACAATCAGTCCGTAGTGTCCCGTGACCTCACGCCAAAGGGCGTAGTCAGTCGAGTCACCCGCGAACAGAATGTCGTCGCCGTTACAACGAACCTTCCGATCACTCTTCCCTCTGCGTCGTCCGTTGCGAAAATCTCGGAAGATGTCATGACAAGCCTTGTTCAACAAACAAAGCAAAGGAAAACTACAAAGGTTACCCATCATAGATCCCTGTAGTATGTCATGCGTCTTACCCGAGAGACTGACTCTTTTCAAGTCAGTGAACGACGCTCGTAGGATGTCCTTCTCATCTTGTGTTAAGTGCACCGCCTCACATAACACGTCAACAATCGCGAGAACCGC